TCAAGAGAATATTTCTCTAACACGTTGACCTTGCTCTTTTTTATGTTCTTCTAATAAATGTGAATACGTGTCTAACGTTTGTGATATAGTAGCGTGACCTAAACGTTTACTTATATACTCGATTGGTATGCCTTTAGATAGTAAGTAAGATGTGTGCGTATGTCTGAGTGAATAGGGAGTTATATTATTATCGTTTAATCTTATCACTTCTTTTGCTTTTCTAAATGCTTTATTTACTGATGTATGACTAACCGAGAATAACTTGCCATCAATTCTACGCGGCATTTTAGCTAATTTTGAATTTATGTGCATGATATCTTTTGAATTAACTTCTACATCACGTTTTGAATTCTTTGTTTTCGTTCCAGGCAAATGAATTATGCCATTCGCTTTGTTTAGATCTTTGTAAGTCATATTGATGACATCGCTATATCTTGCGCCAGTAATGCCTAATAGATATAGCAAAACATAACTTTCTTCATCTCTTTTCTTGAAATAATCTAGCAAGTTTAAATAGTCTTTTATCGTAATAAACTTAAATTTCTCATCTTTAGCTTTTTCAGTCCCTTTGATATTTACATTATAAGTAGGGTCTTTCTTCAAATAGCCGTCGTATAACGCGTCTCTAATACATCTAGCAAGACAACCGTGAACTTTTCTTACTGTTTCATCAGTGTGACCTTGTGCGTATTGATTTAAAAACTTTTGATACTCACTACGTGTGATATTTTTAACTAACATATTTTCTCCGAAATACTCACTGAATAATTTAATCGATCTTTCATACCAGTAGAATTGTTTGCTAGACAACTGTTTCTTGTTCTTAATTTTTATCCAGTCATCGTAGTAGTCGATGAACTTTTTATTATCTTCAATGTTGTTGCCATCTTCTAAATCTCTAATTAATTGTTGTGCTGCATTAGTAGCCTCAGCTTTTGTTTTAAAACCAGATTTACGTTTTTTACCTGACTTCAAACTAGGGTGTTTAACATCATATTGCCATGATGAGCTTTTCTTATTTTTGCGTTTTGTTACTGTAAATGTTGCCATTTTCCGTGTTCCTCCTAAAAAAAAGTGAAAAAATAATAAGGGTACCCTGGTACCCTTAGATAAAGTGTAGTATAACCGGAACTAAAACACCTATAACAGTAATAACCGCACTAATAACAGATATAGTGACTGTAGTTTGATGTTTTATATCATCTTTTAATTCTCGTCTATTTTCATCTACTTTATCTATAAGTCTATCAAATTTGCTGTCTAAATGAGTTTTGAAGTTTTCAAATTCATCTCTTTTAATAAAATCGCTCATTTTTCCACCTCCGAGATTGTTGCTATTTGTTTTCATTGTATCATGTACAGGGGTGTCGTTGTTATGGTTAAGGTGTGTAGGAAATTTACCGTCTGGAAATCTTAACTTAAGAAACTCTTCATGGAGAGTCGGTTTCAAAGCATTATTATTTTCTGTTTTATTCATCTTTAAACTCCTTACTATGGTAAATAGGAATTTTAGTGGCAAATACTTCATTTAAATGTTTGTTAGACATCCAATTTAACATAGTATCTTTATCAATATCATTTTCTTTAATTTCTTCCGGTAATGCTATTACTTTTAATTCTTGATAAATATTGGTGAAATCATATTCTTTGCTATTGGGTTCAAATTTATAAAGTGTGAATTGAATATTTTCAAACTTCTTTTGCATAGTTTTTTCATCAAGATAAAGCGACCAAAAGTTTCTTAGTTCAAAACCAATGTCTCCAGTTTTATCATAAAGTAAAATCACTAAATGGATTTCATTATTTTCGGAATAAGGATTGTTGATTCTGTCTAGCCCACTCAATGTAAATTTAACACCTAATTCTGCGTGTTCATATAGCAACGAAAAATCTAGTAACGGGTCGTGCTCAGGTTTACCAGTTTGCCCTATGTAAAAACGCAAATTACTTAGTGTAGGTCTTATTTCTAAATTACTATTTCCAACACCCATTATACATTCTCCTTTGTTTGAATTAATTTATATTAAATCGCCACTAGTGACGAGGTTAATTAATATGGTGTAACTTATACACTATCAATGCTTCGTCATTTAAATCGTTAGTAGACGATTTTATTAGTTGTCTTTTAACTTACCATTTTCTTCTGCCCATTCTATTTGTTCCTGAACCCATCTACTAGGTTTTTCTTTTGTTGATTGCATTGATTTATTTACTTCATCGTAATCAATCATGCCTGCATCTGTACCCCCAGAGCTTTGAGGAACATTTTCATAAATTGACTTTTCTTGACCACTTTCAACTCTTAACGAACTTTCATAAGCTGCACTAGCAGGTCCTTCCATAACATTACCTTGAGGTATGACGCCGTTTGCTACTGCACTATTGTAAGCTTGAATTTTTTCTGTTTCACTATAATTCCCATAGATGACAGACTCTAAAGTGCCTCTATCTTTAATATTTGTTATATCAATACTTTGTGTATTTTGATGATTTTCATTTGATGAGTTATCTTGAGTGTTTTGTTTATTATTATTTTGATTTTCATTATTCTTCTCCTCTGTACTTGAAGAATTTTGTTCGTTGATTTCATTAGCAGATTTTTCTTTATCATCGTCTGATTTCTGTTTATCATCTGATTTTTTATCTTTCTTTGGATCATTCGACTTCTTATCTGATTTACTTTCTGATTTTTTATCATCATCTTTTTTCGAGTTGTCCTCACTTTGCCCACATGCACCTAATACCAACAAACTTGCAAATATTAAAACTAAAAACTTTTTCATTATTTTGCACTCCTTATATATCAAAAGTATAGGGTAGGCGAGCTACCCGATAATTTACTCTTCAAATAATAATTAATGTAACTTATAATATAATTAAGATAACTCAAGAAGGATTAACGCTGGGGCACGAAAAGGGGTAGGTGCATATGCACTGAGCATTCCTATGTGCCTAGGGTTATCTTTTTTACTTCTTAAACTATCCACAAATTTAGTTAGATTTTAAAAATTCTTTATCAATAATTTCATTAGTAATTCTTTCCATATGTTCTTTAGTCATATCCTTGTTTTCACCACTTTGCATACCATGTTCATTTGCAATTTTGTCGTTGTATTTGTCTAATGGGTAAACAGTAAAATCATATCTAGAATCTTTATTGCCTGGTATTCTTTCTCTATAGTAATTTACTAAGGATTTCCAATGAACATTTTTAATTACAATTTTCTGCCCTTTTTTTGTTATATCGAAATTTATGCTACCACAAAGATTATTACTTTCATTACCAGTGTTTTGACCATTTAAAAAATTACCTAATGAGTAAACTACAAGTGTTTTATGATTATTTATACCTTTCACCCATTTTACCGGTTGAATTACATGAGGATGCATACCTATTACTGCATCGACATTCGAATTTGCGAATATTTTAGCATATCTTTCTTGTTTTTTATTTGGATAATGATGACTTTCTTGTCCCCAATGAGTTGAAACGATGACAGCATCACTATATTTTTTAGCGTATTTGACGTCTCGCTTTATTTTATTTTCATTCAAATAATTAATTTGATATTTATTTTCTGGTTTAAGTCCATTAGTACCAAATGTATAATTAAGTATTGCTATCTTTATTCCATTTTTATTTATAATTTGAAGTTTCTCATTATCTTTTTTAGACTTGTATACACCAGTGAACATAACTCCTTTTTCTTTATACTTTTCCCATAGATTAACTCTATGATTAACGCCATGTGTACCTTTATCGAGAGCATGATTATTTGATCCGTTAATTAAATTAAATCCTGATTCAACCAAATATTTCGACAAATCGCTAGGAGTATTAAACCTTTTAAAACCTGAATAAGGTATATCATCCCCTCCCATTGGTGATTCTTGGTTGATGTAAGCAATATCAAAATTTTTTATATAAGGTTTAACGTTTTTATACATTGGTGAAAAATCATAGTTATTGTGATGAGTTTTTGCATCGTTATAAACAACTGGATGAATTAAATTATCTCCAACTGCAACAAAAGAAACTTTTTCATGATTAAAGTGGGTGTCAATTTCAGCAAATATTATAGTCATAACTGCTAATAGGCTAAAAAAAATTATAGCTATTATTTTTTTCAATTTACATACCTTCTTCATGGTTTATTTATCTATTTCACTTGCAATTCTCTCTAACGTTTCTCTAACCTCTTTTAAAGTATACATATCTGAAAATGAGTAACAGAAAGTTTTTCCGTTATCAGTTTCGGCTGTAACAGTGTATAAATCTTCAATATGATTATAATTAATATGATAGTTTAAAATCTTCATTCATAGTCCCCTTTTTGTATGTAGTTTATTAAATTGACTTTTCATTAAAATAACTTTTGACTTGCTACAACTCTACCAATTATTTTTACTTCATCATCTTCTCCATAAACTTGTGGTAAATGTTCTGGGTTATTTGATTCCGGAATTAATATGATTTGGCTTTTATTATATCTAATCCTTTTAACAGTGGCGTTATAACCATTAACCATAACAACACCAAGTTGACCGTTTTCTACTATAGAATCTTTTTCTACCACAACTATATCGCCGTCTTGGAAAATCTTATCCATACTATCGCCAGACACTTTTAAACCAATTTCTTCTTTATCAGAATTAAGTTTGTTGGTAGCAAAGTATATGTAATCAACTAAATTTTCTTCGCTATAGATAGGTAAGCCAGCAGATATTTTTGAAACAACTGGTATCTTTTTGACTGGTAGGGTTTCAATACTAGATTCAATAGGTTCAGGTTTTTTAATATCCATAATATCTTCTGGTCTGATATTCAAACCATTACAAATTTTGATGACATTTTCTACTTTAGCGTTAAAAATACCACGTTCTAAAATAGATCTAACAGTTGTATAAGCTAAACCAATTTCTGTTGAAAAAGCCTTTACGCTACCCGATTTCTTTTCCATTAGATATTTCAAATCTTTTTCTTTAGTCATTTTGGTTACCTCATTTCTAATTTGTACCTATATAATACCATGCGAAAAATCGTATATCAAGTAAAAATAAAAACAAAAAATACGAAATTTAGTGTTGGCCTAATACGAATTTTCGTATATTATTTAGTTAAGCAATCGACAAGGTTGCTAAAAATTTTATATTAAAATACGAATTTTCGTATTAAGGAGGGATACTATGCTGAAGAACTTCGACAATATTAGAAAAGATAAAAAAGTTTCTCTGGTTGATTTAGCAGATTTGTTAGAAGTCAGATATCAAACAGTCGCAGATAAGATTAACGGTTTTTCAGATTTTAAATTTGGAGAAGCGTTGCTTATTAAAAACACTTATTTCCCAGAGTACGATATTGAATTTCTTTTTGAAAAAGAAAAACAACATCAAACAACTTAATAAGGAGGAAATCAAATGGAAGAGCAAAATAAAAAACCTCAAACTACTCATGGCAGTGAGCAGAGTGAGGAAAAATATTCAATCCAGCACTTTAAAGGTGGGCTAACAGTCAAATGTAAGAACGTTACCTTACATCAGAGCGAGAAATTATGAATGAACTTATAACAATCCTTGTAGGAAGTATTTCTGGATTAATTCTTGTTTTGGCAATGCATTTCTGTAATGTTCTGTCGAATACATTTCAGAAAGTAACTGTGTGGATAATTGCGGTAATTTTAATTCTTTTGATAATTTTTCCGATTCTAGCAAAGATTTTTTGATAATTAAATGACTATGATAATCGAGTATTTTTGCTAAAACTTCTTTCGTTTGAATGTCTTTATCCAAAGTTTCATGATTGTACTTTTTGAGTGCTAAATTATACTTTTTCCAATTTTCAATTATGGAATTAGGCACATATTGAAAGTTCTCAATAATTATTTTAGATAATTTTTCATCATGATAATAAGCCATGAAAGAAAAGAAATTCAAAAGTGATTGAGACGGCAAACCATAGCACAGTTTTAAAATTTCGCTGTAGTAATTATTATATATTTCTTTTTTTATCGACTTTTTATAACTGCTTTTGGATGCAGCTAATCCTAAAAAATAAGATATAACAACTGCAACAATAGGAATTAATAATTTTAAAAAATCTTTATAACTATCATTCATAAATTAATCACCTCCTAATAAGGAGTATAGCAGAAAGGAGCATAAACAATATGCAAGCATTACAAGAAATACAGATTGAGAATAACTCGGAACTAGGAGCAGTTGTTTCCAGTAGAGTTATTGCTCAAGAACTAGAAAAAAGACACTTTCATGTAATCAGAGATTTAGAAAAAATTTTACTCAGCCAAATGTGGGTTCAGTAATAATTCCTAGCGAATACAAAGATAGTACTGGTAGAAAATTGAAAGAATATCTACTAACAAAAGACGGTTTTACTCTTTACATGTTCAACATTCAAGGTCATAACGATTTCAAAATGGCGTACATTAGTAAATTTAATGAAATGGAAAATACAATCCAAAATAGATTGCCTGGAACATATAAAGAAGCTTTGACACAACTACTTCAAACAGTAGAAGAAAAAGAAAAGCTAGAACTAGAAAACAACATGAATAAACAGAAAATAGCTGAATATGAACCGAAAGCGTCTTATTTAGACACTATCTTGAACAATAAAAGTTTAGTAACAGTGGGACAAATTGCAAAAGATTACGGTATGTCAGCTCAAGCACTTAATAAACTGCTTCATGATTTAAAGGTCCAATATAAACAATCAGGCCAATGGCTACTTTATTCAAATATTCAAGACAAAGGTTATACTCACTCATCAACTACAGAAATTGAACATAAAGATGGCAGTACATCAGTAAGAATGAATACAAAGTGGACACAAAAAGGACGTCTCTTCATTTATGAATTACTCAAAGATAACGACATTCTACCCACAATCGAACAAACAATTTAAGGAGGAGGAAATGGAATGAACATTCAAGAGGCGACTAAATTAGCTATGAAAAATGGTAAACCGATTTATCGCTCGTCTGAATTTGACACATTTAAAAAACCCGGTGACAACTTAGAACTTTTACCTACAAACAGTTATGGATATGTAGTCGTGAAACCAAGACAAAAAGCCTTCTATCCATTATGGCAACCAATGGCAGAAGACTTATTAGCAGATGATTGGGAAGTAGTGGGGCTAAAAAAGAATTAACTTTTTCAATTCGTTAATCCTTTTTAATACTTTATTTAGATTCTTCGTGTAGCGATTTTGCATCTCAGCTATAGCAGATGGTTCAAGTATAAATTCTGGGTAGCCATCCATTGTTGATTTCGGTGTATTTAAATAACCGTAGCTTGAAAGTTCCTTTAGAGCTAAATGAAAATCTTCAGAATCTATTCCAATAAAGTAATTATCGCGAACACTATGTTCATCTTCAAAATACCTTGCTTCACTTTTATTTTTACCATCTTGAAGATCGTCTTCATAACAACGATAAAGTTGAAGCAAAACGAACTCAGCTTCATTAGTAAGCACAACATCACCTCCCTTCATAAAGGGATAAAAACATTATACACGAAAGGAATGATTCTCATGGAATACATTGGGTTCGCAGACGCCAAAGAATTCGTAAAAGTAAGTGGCATTTCTAAAAACGATTTAGAAAAGCATGTTTATAGCAACAAGGAGTTTCAAGAACAATTTATGTACCGCTTTGGTAAGAATCATAAACGCTACATCAAGATTAGACCAGCAATTGACTTTATAGAACAAAATTTAATGATGTCAGAAACGGCACTTTAGAGGAGGCAAAACAAAATGAACAAACTACAACTCATTAAAATAGCACTCCTAACAGCACTTTTGGTCGAGGAAGTTAGGAATGCTATGGGTGAAACTAAATACAATTACGATTCTATTAATGGCAAATGGAAAAGAAAAGGGAAGGCTCAAAAATTTTCTTAATCAAATATATTCTTATTTATAAAATCCCATTGATGTTCAGTTAGCCAACCACTTTTATTGTTAACAATTTCAGCAATAAATATTGAATCACTATTGTCAATGTATGGCATAAGTTTATCAATAATTTCTGATGGAGTATAAGTAGAACGAAATACAAAGGTAGAATCCCAATAATTACACCAACCACTGGATACTTCATCTTTAATAACATCCCTGAAATCTTCGTAACGTTGACCTGGTGAATTCAAATCATACGTTAACATATAAGGTTTAAACATATTTCTCACCATCCTTTCACATTAGATAAAAGGATTATAGCACGAAAATATGGAGTAAAACTTAATTGTAATAGAGATATACAAGTATACAACAGAAAGGAATTAAACCAATGCAATCACACGATAAAGCATTCTTAATCGCATTACTATCATGGATTGTACTATCACTAGCACTCACGATAATAGGTGTGTACTTCACAACTGCAGTAGGTATCGCAATATTAATCAGTATCGCAGTATTTGTATTTTTCGAATACGTGTATTATGACAACGAAAAAAAGACTGATTACTACTACCAATAGCAAACAGTCCAAGTGTACACAAAATTGTTCGTACTTTAAAGATACAAAATTATTCGGAGGTAGTCAATTATGACTAAAAAGCTTAAACCAATTCAAAGTATTTATCTAGAACTGGTTCATGAATACTTTAAATCTAATCAAAAGTGTGACTTAGGTTTATCTCGTACTTTTGATGACGAACTCATTATCGAGTTCTTACACTATCACGATCATTATAAAACAAATAATAAACTGATACAGATTTTTGAATCTAAACCAGAAAGCCACAAAAGATTAAAGAATTTAGTCATTGAAGTAATGCGTGGCCAAAGAAAAATCAAAAAAGGAGCCTAACAATGAATTTAACTATTAACAAACTGACAATCGAAAACTTTGCAGGCTTTAAGAAACAAACATTTGAATTTAATGGCCAAGATGCAAGAGTGTACGGAGCTAATGGCACAGGTAAGACTACTACAGCAACTGCACTACAGTGGTTGTTATTTGATAAAGGTTTAGATGGCTCAACGAAGTCATTTAATCCAGTACCGTTAAAGGAAAATAACGAAGAAGATTATGAACTTATTCCAACAGTTGAAGTTGAATTAAATAAAGATGGTAAAACTTTAAAAATCAGAAAAGAAAGCCATCCAAAATACACTAAAAATCAAAGTAATAATCGCAAAGAATATAGTCGTTCTAGAACAAAGAAACAGTATATCAATGATGAAAGTTTAAAAGTAAAAGATTTCCAAAGTCGTATCGCTGAACTGGTAGATGAAGATGTATTTAAACTCATTACTAATCCTGCAGCATTTAATGACTTGGAATGGAAGAAACAACGTGAATTGTTATTTGAAATTGCAGACCAAATTAATGATGAAGATATCATCAAAACGAATAAGGACTTTAAGAATTTAAAAGATATCTTAGGTGATCATGATATCGAAGTAAAAACAAAAATCCTAAACGATAAGATTAAGCAAATTAGAAAAGACATTGAAGATATACCAGTCAGAATCAATCAAACTGAAAGCAATAAACAAGATGTCCCTGAGTATGACGAAGAACGTTACAACACAGTTAAACAAAAAATTGAACAGTTAGGTAATGAGAGAGTTGATATTCAGAATGGTAAGTCTGAGATTGACCTTCGTAATCAACTTGCAGATAAACAAGCAGAACTGAAACGTTTTGAAGATAATCATGATGCTAACAATGAAAGTCGTATTCATTCAGCAACAAATGAACTGAGCGTAGAAAATGGTACAGTGGTCAACTTAGAAACGAAAATCAGAAACAACAAACAACAAATTGATTACGAATCAAAACGTCGTCAAGCATTGCTATCTGAATATCATGATTTCAAAGAAAAAGAAGAAGAAGTTAGAGCAAGACAATTTCAACCTAGTACTGATAATGTTTGCTCTTGTTGTGGCCAAGCATTACCACCTGAACAAGTTGAAGAAGTAAATAAAAAAGCATTGGCCAAATTTAATAAACAACAATCTGAAGATTTAGAGAACCTAAAACAAAAGACTGAAAAGATACTTTCTGATGGCAAAGAAATCAAGCCACTAATCGAAAGATTAGAAAGTGAAAACAATGACTTACAAATTAAAGTCAATGAAGCTAATGAAAGAGTGCAACGTATTGAAAATCGAATTAATAAGTTGAAAGCAGGCAATGTTGATATTAGTCAGACAGATGAGTACAAATCAATTCTAAATGACATCAATGTAATCAATCAGAAACGTAAAGATATTAAAACTACTATTAGCGATAAAGTAGCCAAGATTGATGGACAAATTAATGAACTCACTCAAGAAAAAGTTGCATTTGAAAATGCTAAAGCGATTGAAAGTTCAAATGAACATTTGGATAAAGTCATTAAGGATTTACGCAGCGAAGAAGATCAACTACTTGATAAGAAAGAGGATTATGAACATCAACTTTATATTTTGAAAGAATTTACAACTACCAAAGTCAAAATGCTGACTGAAAATATTAATAAGAAATTCAAAATGGCTAACTTTAAGCTATTCAATCATCAAGTTAACGGTGAAATCAAAGAAACATGTGTCTGCACAGTTGAAGGCGTTGAATATAACGGTGGCCTTAACAACGCAGCAAGAATCAATGTTGGATTAGATGTTATTAACACATTATCCACACACTATCGAATCTCTGCACCAATCTTCATAGATAACGCGGAAAGTGTGACAGATATTATTCCGACAGAAGCACAACAAATTCAATTAGTAGTAAGTGGCCAAGATAAAACATTAAGAATGGAGACTATATAAAATGACTGAAAATAATAAATTACAAACTATTGAACAACAATTAGTACAAGAAAAGAACGTATCTGACAACGTATTAAACAAAGTGAGAGTTTTAGAGTCACAAGGCAATTTGGAATTGCCAAATGATTATTCACCAAGTAATGCCATGAAACAAGCATGGTTACAAATCAGCCAAGATAACAAATTAATGAGTTGTAACGATACAAGCAAAGCAAATGCCTTATTAGACATGGTAACGCAAGGTTTAAATCCAGCTAAAAATCAATGCTACTTTATTCCTTACGGCAACAAAATGCAGTTACAACGTAGCTATCACGGTAATGTAATGATGTTAAAACGTGATGCAGGTGCTCAAGATGTTGTTGCTCAAGTGATTTATAAAGGCGATACATTCAAGCAAGAAATGGGAGAAACAGGACGTATCAAAGCGATTAAACACGAACAAGAATTCTTTAACATCGACAAAGAAAACATTATCGGTGCTTACTGCACAATCGTATTTAATGATGGACGAGATAACTATATTGAAGTCATGACTATTGAACAAATTAAACAAGCATGGATGCAGTCATCAATGATTAAAGATGAAAAAGCATTACAAAATTCTAAAACACATAATAACTTCAAAGAAGAAATGGCTAAAAAAACAGTTATCAATAGAGCTGCTAAACGTTATATCAACACATCAACAGATAGCAATCTTTTCAAATATGCACAAGAATCTGAACAACGTCAACGTAAAGATGTCCTAGATGCAGAAGTGGAAGAACAAGCAAATAAAGAAGAACTTGATTTTGAACAACCACAACAATATGAAGATGCTCAATTTAAAGAAGTAGAAGAATCTGAACCAGCTGATGTAAGTAACTTTGAAGAATTATCGCAAGAAGCACCTAAGCAAGAAAGTGAGAAAGATCCATTTTAATTGAAACATTAGCAACAGGATCAAATGGTAACTGCTATCACATTAATGATGGCAGTACCTCACTTCTTATTGAAGCTGGTATCAAATTTGAAAAGGTTCAAAAACACTTCAAAGGTCGAACAAGAAAAATTAAAGGTTGTTTAATTACGCACGAACATGGTGACCACGCTAAGTATATAAAACAATATGTCAACGAAGGTATTAACTGTCATATGACTATAGGCACTCAACAAGCAGTTTCTACAGAAAGTCATAGAATATGCACAATCAAAGCAAAACAAAAACTAAGAATCGGTACATGGACGATACTACCATTTGATATTGAACATGACGCTAATGAACCAGTTGGCTTTTTACTCAAAAGCGTTCATGGTTACAAAGTTTTGTATATCACAGATACAAAATATCTCAAATATAAGTTCAAAGGCGTTACACACATGATGTTAGAAGTGAATTACATCTACGAACAGATGCAGCAAAACATTAAAGATGAAGTAATTCATAACGTATTGGCCAATCGTATTATGGAGTCTCATTTTAGCTTAGAACATGCAATTGGAATGTTAGAAGCAAATGATTTATCAAAACTAGAAGAAATTCACTTAATTCATTTAAGTAGTAATAACGCAAACGCTAACCATATAAAACAAAGTATTCAGGAAGTTACAGGCGTTCCTGTTTATGTAGGAGGACAATAAATGATTAACAGAGCAGTATTAATAGGTCGTTTAACTAAAGATCCTGAATTTAGAACAACTCAAAGTGGAATTGATGTTGCAACTTTCACACTAGCAGTTAATCGTAATTTCACAAACGCACAGGGCGAACGTGAAGCAGATTTTATCAATATTATCGTATTTAGAAAACAAGCACACAATGTTAACAACTATTTATCGAAAGGAAAATTAGCAGGCGTTGATGGTCGCATACAATCACGCAGTTATGAAAATCAAGAAGGTCGTCGAATATTTGTGACTGAAGTAGTTGCAGATAGCGTCCAATTTCTTGAACCTAAAAACTCAAATGGTAGCCAACAAGACACTTACCAGCAACAAGCTCAATCACAAACACAACGTGGCCAAAATACTAAACCACAAGGACAAAATCCTTTCGCAAATGCTAATGGTCCAATTGATATCAGTGATGATGATTTACCGTTTTAAAGGAGTGAACAAACATGACATTAGGTAGAAAAATCAAAGAACGTAGATTAGAAAAAGGACAAACACAAACGGAATATGGAGAAGAATTCGGAGCAGGTAAATCGCTGGTTTGCCAGTTGGAAAAAGGAATAAATAAACCTAATTGCAAACGATTGAAAATGATAGCCGATGACATGGGAATTACCATTGTTGAGTTATTAGGAAGTGATGAAAAGTGACTTTAGGACAACGTATTAAAGAACACAGGCAAAATAAAGGTTTGAATATGAGAGAGTTCGGAGAATTAATCGACAATGCCTCAGACAGTATTGTAAGCAGATGGGAAAGAAATGTTTCGGTACCTAATGCTAAACGATTAAAGCTAATTGCTCATGATATGAATATCACAGTTACCGAATTATTAAAAAGCTGATGAACTTCAACCAGTTTGAGAGTGAGGTGTTTGTATGACTGGTTGGATAAGTTTGCACCGTTCAATTCAAAAACATTGGTTATTTGAAGAAAAAAGAAAGTTTTCACGCTTTGAAGCATGGATTGATATTTTGTTGATGGTTAATCATTCAGATAACAAAATCATGCATGATGGAGACTTGATTACTGTCAAACGAGGTCAAAGAATCACGTCACTTAGACAACTTGGAGAGCGTTGGAGTTGGTCGATAACTAAGGTCGATAAATATTTAAAGATTTTAGAAAGTGACGGAATGTTAGTCGTAAAAAAAGACACTAAAAAAACAGTTCTAACCGTTGTCAATTATGACGACTACCAAGATGAAGATTTGAAAAAAAGACACAGAAAAGACAGTGAAAAGACAGAGAAAAAACACAGAAGTAACACAGAAAAGACACAGAAAAAAACAAACAATAATGATAATAAAGAGAATAATGAAAACAATGATAATAATGATGTTGTTGTAGGCGACGACTTCGCTACGATTTACAACCTGTATCAAGAAAACATTGAACAAATACCAAGTCCGATTACAACTGAAAAACTAACTCAAGATATGGATTATTACGGAAAAGAGTTAGTAGCGTATGCAATAAGAAAAGCTGCACTGAATAATTCTCATAATTACAAATTCATAGACTACTTACTCAAAGATTGGCGTAAGCGTAACTTAACAACCATAAAAGCAGTTGAACAATACGAACAACAAAGACAGGAACAAAAAGAACAGTCCTATCAACCTAAAGTAACGCAATCAAGAGAAAAGACACCAGAATGGTTGAAGAATCGTAATCAAGAAAAAGAAACGGTTGATGATGATCCTGAGTTTGAAAAAGAGCGACTAGCATTTATGAAGCAGCTTGAACAAGATTGGTCGGAATAAGAGTTATTGGAGGGATAAACAGATGAACGCAGAAGCTAAATTTGTATCTAGTGTTATGGACGCTAGGTTGAAGAAAGTAAAAAGAGAACGTGACAATTTTCGTAAGCAACGTGATGAACTCATCAATGATATGGCAGAAACGAAAAGGAAAGCAAAGGCTTGGGAAGAATTGAAGGATAAACTAAATGAAGACTATATAGAACAAATCAGACATATAAATCAATATAGTATAACTGATGCTAATGATACTTGGAGCAGTGGATGGAATATGAGTGCTGCTCAACAATTATATACCGACTTATGTTTAATGGACCAACTAGACAGAACGAATGAGTTTCAAAATTTATTAAGTGATTTGGAGGACGAGTAGGATGGAAAACTATTTAGTAAACAAAGAATTACCAACTGAAGTAAAAGAAATAACTTTAATTAAAGTTGATACAACAGTTGGTAATGGAAGTGAAGAAAATCCTTATAGAAATGTTGTAGCTTTGTATAGTAAATGCGGTAAATTCATCACTACTATTGAAGATAATTATTTATTTTCGGAATGATATGATTTGTAATTATGCTGTTGAATTAAAGTTCCAATATTGCTAATGAGAATGTTAGAAAGAGTTTTCATATCATTATTAGTTAAAGCTTCATGACGTTGATATGGATGTGCACCGTCGTTACCAACCCATGAAATTAAGTCGCTAAGCCAGTCGCTTTCTGGTAAATTAAGGAGTTTAATTCTATTTGGAAAAGATATTTTCTGTAACTCACTTTCTGTCTTTCCTTTAAATTTGATTAAATAATCCCAAACCAGTTGTTCTGTTGCTTTACGATAACCTAACTTTAATAGTTCTGATAAATTTTGTTTTTCAGCCATTTTCAGCTGTTTATGTATATGAGCAAATTCTTCAGAGCATGAAATTATTTCAGTAGGAAGCTCATCAGTATCAATTTCATATATAGGATCTAACATATCAGCGTTTTTAATAATGACCCCCATTCTAGTAGAAGAGGAATTATTGAATTTATAAGATTGTAAAAAATGTTGATTGCAAGTATTACATTCTAAAATTACAGAAAAACTATATGAACCATCTTCTAATCCTGAATTATTTAAAACTATAGGTGTCTGTACTTGATCGCAAAATGGACAACATTCAGGTAAAGGTATTTCAACATTTTGAGTATTATAAACATCTGTGGATTTACCATTAATTTTTAATGGTAAGCCAATTATTGATTTAGTCATAGGTTTACCTCGCTTTTATTTATTAAATTTTATTATAACAAAAATAAATTCTGGAAGGACAGATAATATGAATCAATTAGTAAAACAAGTAGAACAATGGAGTATCGATAAAGATTTACACAAAGGCAATCCAGATAGACAAGCATTGAAATTCTATGAAGAAGCTGGAGAAGTTGGCGCAGCATTATCACGTAACAAATTAGATGATTTAAAAGACGGTATAGGCGAGACAGTGGTTACATTAATCATATTGGCACAACAGCATGATATGACGTTACAGGAGTGTTTACAGTATGCATACGACGAAATTAAAGGGAGAAAAGGAAAGACAATCAATGACACATTCATCAAAGAAGCAGACCTTAAAGAGTAAAGACATAGTAGCTGAGGTTAAAAGAATACTAGGTAAGGAGTAAGGGAAGTAAGGTTAAAATAAAAGAAGTAAAAAGCCCAAAAGGACTTTTTACTTCTAAACAAATAATAACTTTATTCCTAAAACCAAATTTTTAATCACATAGTATATTCCTAGTAAAGCTATAATTAAACCTATTATAAATATTGTATTAGATTGGTTGGTGCTAAATCCGGTAAAGAATACGGCTGATATTAACATGAAAAAAATTGGTAATATATGGTAAAGCAAAGCTTTTCCAGCATGTTTTGACGTATCACCACTAGCTAATATCCAAACGATAAGTGGAAACAAAAAAGGCATGAAAAATACACTGAAATAGCAAAAAGAAGATAATACATTATTCGCTGATTTGCTCATTTCTACACCTCCTAAATTATATGGTAAATATAACGTGATATTTTCAATATTTACAAGAGGTTTTATCAAACTTTCAAAATTGTAATATTAAAGGAGTCGATAAACGATGAGGTGGAAGTGCCTAAGGATTTTTACCATAAGAACGATCAAATAGATATAGAAAATTATATACGAAAGGACGATGAATTTTAAATGTGGATTATTGTTTCAATCATATTAGCTATTGCACTCTTAATATCATTATGTGTTCAAACTGGATTGAGAATTAAACTAAGCGAGCATAAACAACTTAATGAATTATTGAATAAGCAGATTAAATATTTTAAAGATAATAGAAAGTTTAAGTGATGGAGGTAATCTATGAATTTAGGTAAAGAAGATATACCAAAGTTAGAACAGTTCTTTCGTAAGTACGAAGATATGAAAGGGCAACTATTATATAGGCGATACGAGTTATTATATCAACCTCAAGATACAAATACTGGTGGGGGGAAATCTAATCTTCCAAGCAGTCCTGTAGAAAATGAAATAATTGAGCTACATAAAGATGATAAATATCGTAACTTACAGGCAACTATCACAGCGGTTGAAGATGTGTATAGAAATGCGACACCTGAACAGAAAGCTATTATTGAATACAGGTATTGGGAAAAAGACTTATTAATATATGAGTGGGAAGATATCGCTCACGAGTTAACTAAGCGTAGAGAAGATGACAAGGTGATTAGTCAACATTCGGCTATTAGAATGCGTAATCAAATAATGAGAGATGTAGCAAAAAGGATTGGATGGATATACTTCGACTAGTCGCAATTTGGAGTATAGTGAATTGCGGGTTGTCAATAGGGTATTCTTGTATCGTAGCTAATATAAACACATGGTTATTTACCCCTTAATTATAAAGACCATGTGTTTCTTAGCATCAATATTTAAGGGCTTATGTTAATAAAGCGGTGCTTAAGTGCAAATGTTGTATGTTACTTTCAATATATCTTTTGAAGGTTATCATATCAATTTAAGTAAACTATGATATGTAACAAACATTCAATGAAGTTAAAAGGTTTTTTTAGTTTAAAAGATTGAATGAAGCAAAAAGATTATTACGAAATGAAGTTTGTTGTTTGTATTAATGAATAAAAAGTTTTCTTAATTTGTTTACATTATAATGATAAAATTTTTTATGTAAAAGACAAAATGATTTGAGATTATAAATCTTATTTCGTTTTGTCTTTTTACTTTTATATTTTTAATTGAAATTTAATTCATTGAAAGAAGTTGAAAAGAAAATTTGTTTAAAGAACCAAAAGTTAGATTAGGAAACAGAACTTATAGTCAAAGCGAGCTACAAGACTATAGGAAAGCCAATACACAAAGGTATAACAATAAGGTTAGATATAGCTCTCAGAATAGTAAATATACTGACTTCTATCATAGTTTGCAATGGCGTAAGTTACGTAAACAAGTATTATTACGTGACAATTACTTATGTCAACATTGTTTAAATAAAGGCATAGTAAATGACAAGGATTTGATTGTTCACCATAAGGTAGAGCTGAAAGAGGACTGGGGTAAAAGACTGGATATGGATAATTTAGAGGTAGTGTGTTTTAGCTGCCATAATAAAATTCACAAAAATTAATTTTCAGGAAATAATTCTTTATAAAATTAACGGGGCGATATAAAACCCCTGTGGCTCTAGGATTAGAGTTAAACGAGCCGGCCTTTTTTGCGACCAAATTCCCGAAATGGAAATGTTTCACGCAATGTTTCACGCCAAAATAAGCAAGGAGGTGCTAATATGGCAGGTAGAAAACCTAAATTAAACGCTACAAAACAAGGTCATAGAACAAAAGAAGAATTAGAGCAAGCCGAGTATAAAGAAAACGGATTACAAAAGTTTGAGAAGATTAATGTCGATTCTATACCCGACGGTTTAACCGAAAATGCTGCTAAAGAGTGGTTGAGAGTTGTACCATTACTTGAACAATTACCGATAGCTGACTTAGATTACTCACTTATTAAGAAATACTGCGAAGTATTAGATCAAAATGATACTTTATATCGCTCAATAAGTCAGAAAGATGGCATTGAAGGTATGGTTGACCCAGAAACTAATCGTAAAACTGGCGCTTTCATGGCATATATGGAATCGTTGAAAGAGTTACGTTCTATTTGTGGGCAATTAGGAATGACTATTGATTCACGTATGCGATTGGTTGTACCGACTGAAAGCGAAGTTAAGCAATCTGTGTACGATGAATTTGGTGTTGATGACGATGACTAATGTAAAGATACCTAAAGCATATGAAGAATTGTTGAATATACCGAATGAATACAGAGACGATGCTTATAAATATTGCGTTATGGTATTATCTGGTGCTATTACATGTAAAGATACTAGACTTGCTTGTATACGTCATTTAAAGGACATACACAGATCAATAGAAATTTCTGAATGGAATTATACCTATAAGCCTAAACGAGCTAAAAAGGTTATTAAATTCGTTGAGGCGTTACCTGACACAAAAGGTAATATTAACAAACTAGGATTATTCCAAAAGTTCATTATTGCTAGTGTAAGAGGTTGGTTTACGAAAGATACGGATATGTTGAGATTTAAAAAAGCCTTTATATCTATGGCACGTAAGCAAGGTAAGTCCATTCTAGTAAGTGGCTTAGTATTATATGCTTTCTTATTTGATAAAGAGCCTAAAGAAGGTCGACAAATGTTTACTGCTGCCAATGACAAATCTCAAGCAAGTATCGTGTTTAATATGGTAGCGAAACAGTTGATGTATTTCGTATCTAAAGTACCTGAACTTAAAAAAGACGTAAAAAAGGTACGTGAATTACTTACACATACAAAAGATGGCTCGTATATCCGCCCTTTATCTCGTGATACGGGAGCAGTTGATGGTTTCGAACCATTTTTAGCGGTAGTCGACGAGTATCATGCGGCTAAAACGAATGAAATGCTAGAGCTTATCCAATCAGGTCAAGGTAACTTAATGCAATCATTAATATTCATTATCTCTACTGCTGGTTTTAACTTGAATGCGCCTATGTATACAGATGAATGGCCTTACGCAAAGGATATATTGGCGGAAGTTTATCAAGATGACGAATACTTTGCAGTCATATTCGAACAAGATGGTGAAGAAGAATGGCAAGACAAATCAATGTGGGCCAAATCTAATCCTTTGATTAATGAAACCGACGAACTTAAAGAACAGATTGAAGAATTTCTTGAAAAACGTGTAGCAGAAGCTACTAAAAAAGGTTCGATGTTCAGAGTGTTAGTGAAAAACTTCAACTACTGGATGCAAGCGAGTGAAGAATCGTATCTCGACTTTAACGACTGGAAGAAAAACGAAACTGACTTTGATATTACCAACTCAAAAGTTTACATCGGTCTTGACTTGTCACGTGCCGACGACTTAACAGCTGTATCGTTCATCCACCTAGACGAAACGAACCGACAATACTATATAACATCACATTCGTTTGTAGGCACTAAGGGTGGGTTACAAGGCAAGATAGAACGTGACCTTATAGACTATCGACAGTTAGCAAATGATGGCTACTGTACGATTACAGACTTATCTAGTGGCATTATCAATACGGACCAAGTCCTAGACTATATTCAAGATTACATCAATCGCTATAACTTAGATGTTCAAGCTATTTGTTACGATCCATATTCGATTCATGGAGTGTTGGCAGAAATGGAACGTCGAGAATGGTATTACGATTTATACGAAATTAGACAAGGGCCACAAACACTATCTAATCCAAACTTAGATTTTAGATTGAATGTGATTAATGGCGATATTAAACATCATAAAAACCCATTACTTGATATAGCGATAAAAAATGCAGTGGCTAAAAATACCAACGATTCAATCATGATAGAAAAGAAAATGAACAGAGAAAAGATAGACCCATTAATGAGTACTATTTTTGCGTACGTTATTGCTTGTGAACATGAATGGGATACAGAAACTTTAATGCCATTGTTCTTATAGGAGGTGTGATGATGAAAAAAATCTTATACGCATTTGTAGTAATACTATTATTTATTGTGGGTTTAATAGGGCTGTTCTACGGTTTGTTTATACTTTGGCAACCTTTAGCTTATATTATTGGTGGGTTGTTGCTTATCGGTCTTTCTGGCGTTTTAAATCAAGCATATGACAACACCTCGATGAGCCGGAAAGGGGGTGACAGTTAATGCCATTACTTGATTTAGGGTTTACAAGCAAACAAGAAAAGATGAACAGAGATTTAGAACGATTATTGTATTGGCAAGAACATGGCACACATTCAAGCTATGTTGGTATAAACGCGTTACGAAACAGTGATGTATTTACTGCTACACGAATTATTTCAGCAGACATCGCAAGCACTAAATTAAAGGTTAAAGGTCATGAAACAAATACTGTGATGAACCAAATATTGGATTTGTTCAACAATAATCCACATTCAGACTTACCAGGTTGGCATTTCAAATTCATAATCATTGCGAATATGTTACTCAACGGACAATCTTTCGTTGAAATTATACGTGATAAAAACGATTTTCCAGTTGGTTTCCACTTTTTACATAACGATTTAGTAGGAATAGAGGAGAAAGACGGGGAAATTGTTTATAACGTTAGTGAAGATGCGGATGGTAATGCAGCTAAGATAACCAGTGAAGATATATTGCATTTTAGATATATCACATTAGATGGATATGTTGGCTACAGTCCTTTATATGCACTAGCGCACGAGATTGGTATATCACAAGGATCAAAGAGTTTCTTACGCAACTTCTTCGATAACGGTGGTACATCAACGTCTGTATTGCAATACAAAAAAGGGCAAATTAACGCAGAACAATTAAGGGATTTGAAACAAAACTTTGCAGATAGTCAGTTGAAAAATAACGGTGGTTTAGTTGCGATTGATGACACGATGGACTTTAAACGATTGCAGATACCGACAGAAGTATTGAACTTCTTAAACAGTTATAAGTTTAGTACGTCTCAAGTTGCTAAAGCGTTTGGTTTACCAGTATCGAAGTTAGGTATTGAAACAGTCAACACATCTATTACACAAGCAAATCTTGAGTATCTTCAAAGTACATTAGATCCAATATTTAAGATGATGATTGCAGAACTCGAAACGAAAATATTTAAGTTTATTGATTCTGGTTACGAATTAGAGTTTGACTCATCACGTCTCATCGACATTGATCCAGAGCTACAATTACAACGTATTACTGAATTGCATAGTAAAGGAATTATTTCAACAGACGAAGCTAGAAGTGTATTTGGTTATCAACCTATTGAACATGGCGAGCAACCATTGGTTGACCTTAACAGAGCACCACTTAACACTTTAGAAAATTACCAAAAATCGAAGATTGATAAAGAAGTCGAAAAGAACTCCATTAAAGGGGGTGATGAGTATGACGAACAGTAACGTTGACACTGGGCAGCAAGACATGGTTGTTGAAGGTTACGCAATTATCTTTAATTCAATGAGTGATGACTTGGGTGGGTTCAGAGAAATAGTAGCGCCAAATGCCTTAGACAGTGTAGATGTAAGCGACGTGAAATGTTTAATTAATCACGATTTCAGCTATGTTATAGGACGCACACAAGCAGGAACGCTTGAGTTACAGGTGGATGAAAAAGGGCTATACTTTAAATGCCACTTACCTAACACATCATACGCCAGAGATATTTATGAAAATATTAAGGCAGGTAACGTAAATCAGTGTAGTTTCTTCTATACATTACCACCTAATGATTCAACAGCTCGTACATGGCAAAATATAGATAATGAGTATGTTCAAACTATAAATAAAATTGATGAACTTATTGAAGTTAGCATTGTTACAGTGCCAGCCTATAAAGATACATCGGTTGAAGTGGGTCAACGTGCAAGAGATTTGAAGAAATTTAAACAGTTGGAACAAATGAAAATAGCTTTAGATTTAGAAAGCCTACGTTTTGAAACGTAAGGCTATTTTTTATGCACAAATTTAATAAGGAGTGATATTGCATGGCCAATTTAGATGAGCGCAAAAAAGAAATCGCTAGTCTGATTTCTAAAGCGCAAGAAGCAGTCGAAAAGGGCGACCTTGAAACTGCACGTAATTTAAAAGCTGATATTGATGCACAGAAAAAAGAGTTTGAAGAACTCGAACAGCTTTCAAAAGAAATTGAAGCATCAGCACCTAAGCAAGAAGAAGTACCACAAAAAGATGAAGGTGCAGAAGAAACTGATAACAAAGCAGCAGAAGAAAAAGAAGATACATCTGTTGATGATGCTAAAGGCGAAGAAAAGTCAGATGATAAACCATCAAATGACGACAAACCATCTTCAGAAGAAAAACCAGAACCACCAGCTATCGAGAAAGTAGAAGAACCTACAGAAGAAGAGTTGGAAGAAGAAAAAGACAAAAAGAAAAAAGAAGGAGCGAAACGTTCTATGGCGAAATTAAATCAAAATCCAGAGGAAAGCTTAGAAGTACAAGGCTTTGAACAATACATGAAATCAAAAGGAGCTAAACGTGATAATGTTAAATCAGACGATGTTGGCGTAACTATCCCAGAGGATATTAAATATATTCCTGAAAAAGAAGTTAAAACAGTCCAAGATTTATCAGAGTTGGTACAAAAAACATCAGTATCAACAGCAAGTGGGAAGTACCCAATCTTAAAACGTGCTAACGCTAAATTTAACACTGTGGCTGAATTAGAGAAAAACCCAGAGTTAGCTCGTCCGGAATTTGAAACGGTTAATTGGTAAGTTGAAACGTATCGTGGAGCAATTCCGATTTCACAAGAAGCATTAGATGATTCAGTTGCTAACTTAACTGCTATTGTTTCTGAAAATATTAACGAACAAAAAATCAACACTTTAAACGAACGTATTGGTGAAGTTTTAAAAGCATTCAATCCTACTAGTGTATCTAATGTTGATGACTTAAAAGAAATTATTAACATCAAATTAGATCCAGGTTATGATCGTCAAATCATTTGTACTCAAAGCTTCTACCAAGCAGTGGATACATTGAAAGATAAAAATGATCGTTATTTATTAAATGATTCAATTATCAATACTTCAGGTAACACTTTACTTGGAATGAACGTAACTGTAGTACGTGATGACTTGTTAGGTAAAAATGGAGATGCACTAGCGTTTATTGGTGATGTAAAACGTGGTGTGTTATTTGCAGACCGTACAGACGTTTCTGTTCAATGGATTGAAAATGAAATCTACGGTAAATACTTGATGGGTGCTTTCCGTTTTGATGTAAAACAAGCTGATAAAAATGCTGGTTTCTTCGTAACATTTGAAAATGCAGCAGAACCTAGTGGCGATTTAGGAGCATAAGTAAAGTAGGTGATTTCAATGTTCAAAATAGATAACGTTGAATCTATTAAGCGAGCGATACGTGTAGATCATGACTATGATGATGATTTGATTATGCAAGTTTATTTACCTGGAGCAATCAGTGAGGTTAAGGCTGCTGTTTCTTTAGATAAAGAAGATGATAAATTCTACAACAATAATCCTATATTCAATTTAGCGGTCTTAAATATTATTGCTCACCACTACGATAATCGTTCAATCACATCTAATGAACAATCATTTGATGTTCCTGCATCATCAATGAAACTTATACAAACATTAAGAAGTAATCTAGTTAAGTGGCGAAAAGATAACATCGAGGTGATAGCCGATGAATCTTAACGAGCTTGATTATAGAGTTGCTTTTTATTCTGTCTCAAATAATGGGCCTGAGGCAGGAGTTAGTGATAAGAAAGAAATTTTTAGTTGTTTCGCTGGTCTATACGAACCCACACAAAAAGATGTACAATTAGGAAATTTAGAAACAAGTAAACGTTCTGTAACTATCAATATTAGAGATGCACAGCCTGACTTTCTTCCTACAGTCAATCACGTATTTGAAATTAAAAATGGAATGTATGCTGGGTTAACTTTTGACATTAAGAACGTTGCGCCTGCTAAAACTCCTAATTACATCAAAGTGGTAGGTGAAGAATCATAGGGATATCAATCAAAGGTGATAAAGAACTTATAGCATATTTAGAAAAGCAATATGGAAAATCAGAAACAAAGCGCATCACTGATTATGCATTAACTAAAGGTGGAAACAAAGTTGTGAGTATTATCAAAAGTAATATGAAAACTTTTAAGGACACTGGAGAATCGGTAGCAGAAACTACACTTTCAAAACCTATGACGATAAGCGGAGTAAGAACCGTTAAAATTCATTGGCGTGGTCCTAAACAACGTTATCGTATTATCCATCTAAATGAATACGGTCACTTTGATCGTTCAGGAAAGTGGGTTAATACAGCAGGTAAAGGTGTGATTGAACGTGCTATGAGAGAAGGACGCGAAACCTACTTTCAAACAGTTAAAGAAGAAATAAAAAGGCGGGTGTAGCGATGGATGACATCATAATGAAGATATACCAAGCGATTATAGATAACAAAGAAATTATGGAACATGTTCCTAAGAACAATATAAAGTTCTTCGATTATCCCAACGCACAAGAAATCAAAGATGTAGTGATTGTTATAGATCCATTGGATACACCTAAACCTTCTGATTTCGGCGATGACGACAATTTAACTTACGAATACTTTTATCAAATAGATGTATTTGTAAAACAAAAGCAAGGCGTAAACGGACGAGTCATATCGGATAGGCTCGTTTTTTTATTGCAAAGAATGATGTGGGAAGTATTGGGATTTGGTGAAGCATCTTCCATGAAACCCGAATATATCAAGGAATTCAATATCTACCGACAAGCTAAAAGGTTTGAAGGTAAACAATATTTTAAAATTTAGGAGTGTTTTAATATGGCAGAGAAAAACTACCGTTCATTTACAGGTTTAACAGAATTTTATTATAAAGTGCATGGTGAAGGTGGCGTTCAAAAAGTTGCTGATCCAGAACGCATTAAATATTTACAAGAAATTTCAGTATCAAAAGACCAAGACATCGAGAAAGCATATGGTGATAACCAAGTGGCAGAAATGGCAGTTGCTAACGGAACAATTGAAGTAGAAGCTGGTTTCCACAAATTACCATTAGAAGATAGAGTGGCACTGTTTGGTTTAGAGAAATCTGAAAGTGGCATCGTTTCAGTTGGTAACGATACGCCACCATATGTAGCTGTTATGTTTGCTAAAACTATGGAAGATGGTTCACGCGAATATGTGGGATTACCTAAAGGATTATTCACATTCCCTGAATTAGAAGGTAATACAAAAGAAGATGGCGTAGAATTCAGTTCTGACTCTACTACTGCTGAATTCATGCAAGCTAAAGTTAAGGGCTTCGAAGAAGAAAAAGCAATGTTATTAGGTCACGATGCTAAAGGTACATCTGTTATGAAGGATGCTATTTGGGAAGCTATCTTTGGTGAATCTGCAGAAAGCAGTAATCCATCTGAGGACACAGCAGAATCAGAATTAGGCGCATAACTTACAGGAGGTTTGATTATGGCTAAGAAAAAATATGAAGTTTTACACAAATTCATCGATTTAGAGGATAAGAACAAAGTATATAACGCTGGTGATACTTATCCTAAACCAGCAAACAAAAAAGTGTCTCACGATCGCATATTAGACCTTTCTACAAGCGATAACAAACGTGGCAAGGCATTAATCAAAGAAATAGAAGAATAACCAATACGAGGGCTTAAATGCCCTCTTTTTATTTACAATTCAAAAACAAAGGAGCAATTATAAATGGCTAAACGTAATTTTATTAAATTAGTACAAGTAGACAAAAAAGGTAACGCAGTAACAGATTCAGAAGGTAACGCAAAATTCGACACTTATATTACACCTACACAAATTCCATTCCGTAAAATCTATGATGCTGCTGATTTAATGGACGGTGCATCAGACGAAAATACTTCAGCGCAAGAAAACATTGACCAAATGTTAGATATGGTGGTTGATATCTACAATAATCAATTCACAAAAGACGACTTATTAGACAGATTACATGCACCAGACGCAGTAGAAGAATTACAACAACAAATTCAATTCATTGCACAAGGACAAATGGATGAAGAAAGAAAAAAGGAACTAGCGAGAATCATTTAAAACCTATCTCTTACAAAGAACATAAAGAAAATATGAAGAAGCTCATACTGCAAATGATGAAAGAAGGCGGTAAGGATATTAATGATATTTTAGATATGCCTTTCGCTTTCTTCATGGAATTAGTTGACGAAAGTAATAAGAAGAACGTCAAAAAAACTGAAAGTATGATTAATGCATTCATGTAATACGTCTTGTAAGTAAGGAGGTGAAGTGATGGCAGAAAGAATCAAAGGTTTACAGATAGACCTGTCGATGCGAGATGTAAATATAAGTAAGACATTGGCTGGAGTAAAAAGAGAATTTAGAGCATTAAACTCAGACCTCAAACTATCAAGTAATAACTTTAAGTATGGAGAAAAAAGTGCTAATGCCTATAGATCTCGTATGAATGATTTAGATGGAGCTATTAAACAAGGTACTGCTAATTTAGATTCACTTAAATCTCAATATAAAGAAGTTGCTCGAACGCAAGGTGCTAATAGTGCTAAAGCTGTTAGATTACGTACTGAGTACAATAATCAAGCCATAGCAGTTAATAAAATGAGAGATGAATATAGTAGATTAAACAGTTACTATAGGGAAAATTTTTCCATTGCAGGTCGATTGAGCAATTCTTTTAAAAGTGTTGGTTCAAACATGCAGAATGTAGGTCAACAAGCACAAAATTTAGGTAGTTCTCTTACAAGTAAAATTACTAAGCCAGCGTTAGTAGCTGGCACTGCAATGGCAGGTATAACAGCTAAGCTAGGTTTTGACAGATTGGTCGGTCTTGATACTGCTAAAGCAAAACTCGAAGGTTTAGGCTATTCAACTAAAGAAGTGGGTTCGATTACTGATCAAGTAACACATGCGATTCAAGGCGGTATGACAACAATGGCTGAAGGTACCGATGTTGCAGCAGGTGCATTAGCGGCAGGAGTAAAACAAGGTAAAGAATTAGAAAAGTATATTAAATTAGTTGGTGATGCGGCTGTCGGAAGCAATAGACCGGTATCTGAAATGGCAATGATATTTAATAGAGTTCAAGGTCAAGGAAAACTGATGACTCAAGAATTAAATATGATTGAAGAAGGTATGCCTGGATTTAGTAATGCTATGGCTAAACATCTTGGCGTTTCCTATGACGCGTTCAGGGAAATGGTTACCAATGGAGAAGTAAGTTCTAAGGAATTTTTAGAAGTTATGGATGACTTCGCTGGTGGTATGGCAGGCGCTTATTCTAAATCTTGGAAAGGTATGGTACAAAACTCTAAGGCCTATATAGGTCAAATTGGAGAAGCGTTCTTAAGCAGTACCTTTGAACAAGCCAAAGGTGGTTTGCATGAATTTGAATCTATGTTGAAATCGCCAGGAGCCAAAGAATGGGCAGCTAAAACCGGCGAACAACTTGGTAATACATTAGCTTCTATTGGTAACGGTATTAAAGGCCTAATAGATTGGTGGCAAAATTTAGACGGTTCCACTCAAAAAACGCTAGGTGGTATTGTTAAATGGTTAGGCATCACTTTAGTTACTATGGGGCCAGTATTAACTATATTCGGTAAGATGGCAAGCACTATTGGTGGCATGTTTAGTGGAATGTCTAGCTTAATACAATTCTTCATTAGACATAATGGTGTGGCTAAAGTATCTGCTGCATCGCAAGCAATATGGAATGGTGTTACTGCTACTGCTCGTGGTATCGCAAATGGTTATAGATTAGCAATATCAGCTTTAAGTACATCTCAAACTATACAAGCTTTGAAAACTAAAATTGCTGCAGCTGCAACAACGGTTTGGACTACAGTTACTAAAGGTGCAGCTTTAGCAACTAAAGGCTTAGGCTTAGCTATAAGATTTATGACTGGTCCAGTCGGTATAGTTATTACAGCTATCGGATTATTAGTAGCAGGACTTATTCATTTATGGAAAACAAATAGTTCATTTAGAAATAGTGTAATTACTGCTTGGAATGCTATTAAAAATTCGGCAGTAACTATATTTGGGTTTATTAAGACTTATATAGTAGCTATATGGAATGCTATAAAAGCTTCAACAATTGCAGTATGGAACGGAATTAAAACCGTTGCTGTAGCTACATGGAACGGAATTAAACTTGCTATATTACATCCTATCAAAACATTGAAAACTATTTTGTCGACTATCTGGAACGCTATGAAGAATAGTGCTATTAAAATCTGGACCGCCTTGAAGAACGGTGTTATAGCAATTATTAAAGCGTATGTTGCGCAAGTGAAATTCAATATCAACCTTATTAAACGTATAGTAGTTACGATATTTAATGCTATTAAAAATTTCTCTATTAAAGTGTGGACTGCACTAAAAAATGCTGTATTAGGAATTGTTCGAACTATACGCAAAGGTGTTCTTTCTGTGTTTAATGCATTAAAAAAAGGTGTTTCTGCAATATTTAATGCTATAAAGAATGCCACAGTTAGAATATGGACTGCTATGAAAAATACTGTCATTAATCGAGCGAAAGCATTATGGTCTGGAGTTAGAAATACATGGAATGCACTCAAAAAAGGTACAATTGGCATATTTAAAGCAGTCGGTAGTTTCATGAGTTCTAAATGGAACAGTATTAAAAAAGGTACTGTTAATAAAGCGAAAGCCCTATGGTCAGGCGTCAAAGGTGCTTGGGGATCAATTAAAAAAGGTACTCATAACACCATGAATGCTGTTGGTAGCTTCATGAGCAAGAAATGGAATGGAATTAAAAGTACTACTGTATCTATAGTAAATAGCATGAAATCGAAAGTTATGGGCATCATGAATAAAATGAGAGACGGTATCAAAACAGTTACCGGTAAAATTGGTAATCTTTTTGGCGGAATGGTCAAAGGTGTTAAAAAAGGATTGAATAAATTGATCAGTGGCGTTAACTGGGTTGCTGATAAATTAGGTATGGATAAATTACCGTCTATTAAATTAAGTACAGGGACAAACGCATCTAAAAAATATGTGAGTCATGGGAAAATTAACCGAGACACTTTTGCGACAGTCGGAGACAAAGGTAGAGGTAATGGCCCTAGTGGATTTAGACATGAAATGATTGAGTATCCTAACGGTAAAACGACTATTACCCCTAATAGAGATACAACCACATTCTTACCTAAAGGTTCTAAAGTTTATAATGGCACACAAACTCATGCGATGTTATCCCAAATGCCTCGTTTTAGTATCGGTTCAGCTATCAAAGAAAAAGCTGAATATATGTTTGAAAAAGGTAAAAAAGATATTAAAGGCACAGCAGGTAAAGCTAAGGACTTGGGAGGAAATGCAGTAGACCAAGTGAAGAAAGTTGGTTCTGAGGTTGCCGTTAAAGCTAAAAAGGTTGGAAGTGCAGTTATATCAGGTATAGGAGATGTATATGATTATATAGGACATCCTGGTAAATTAGTTAACAAAATTTTTGAAAAAGTTGGATTTAACTTTAATTTTCTCAAGGATGCACCTTTACCTTTTGATTTAATGCAAGGAGCCTACAAGAAATTAAAGAGTGGTGTCAAATCATTATTTGACGAATGGCTTAATGATGCCGGTGGCGGCGATGGCTCTTCCTTTACTAAGTTTCCAATTAATATGGGATATTATCCTAATGGTGGCGCTCCTGGTTATAGTTTTGGTGGAGGTCATCATTACGGTATTGACTTTGGCGCACCTTTTGGTACGACAATCAACGCTACGAATAGCGGACAGTTAGGTGAATTGCATAACTTTGGCGGAGGGCTTGTTGCAAGACTTTTAACAGGTCAATTCACATTATTTTTTATGCACTTATCTAAAATATTGAAACACGGTAAAGTACAGGCAGGAGAACCTATAGCTAAAACAGGTAATAGTGGTAACTGGACTACTGGTGCTCACTTACATTTCCAAGTCGAAAAAGGTAGACATAATGATATTACTAACCAGAATACTGTAAACCCACTTAAGTGGCTCAAAGGTCACGGTGGCGGAAAAGTTGGTGGTAGTGGTTCTGCAAACGCACGTAGAGCAATTCAAAGAGCACAATCTATTTTAGGTGGACGTTATAAATCGTCTTATATTACCGAACAAATGATGAGAGTTGCCAAGCGTGAATCTAATTTCCAAGCCGATGCAGTTAACAATTGGGACATTAACGCTAGAATGGGAGACCCTTCTAAAGGTATGTTCCAAATGATTGGGTCATCTTTTAGAGCATATGCTAAACCAGGACACGGAAATATGTTAAACCCAACTGACGAAGCTATATCTGCTATGCGTTACATTGTAGGTAAATGGGTTCCTATTATGGGAAGTTGGAGAAGTGCATTTAAACGTGCTGGAGATTATGCTTATGCTACAGGCGGAGTTATTAATACATCGGGAATGTATCAACTTGCTGAAGGGGGTTATCCAGAAATTGTAATCCCTACAGATCCAAGCAGACAATCAGATGCGATGAAATTGTTACATCTTGCTGCGAGTAAAATTAGTGGAAATAACAGAAATAAACGACCTAACCAATTACGTACACCTAGTGTTACTAGTAATACAGTTGATAACGCAGAATTACTACTACAAATGATAGAAAATCAACAGAAACAAATAAACGTGTTAATGGAAATAGCACGAAGTAATAAAACTATTGAAAAACAACCGAAAGGTTTTTCAGAACGCGATGTAAGTCAGGCACAAGGTTCAAGGTTAAGACTCGCTGCTTATAGCCAGGGAGGTTTATAAATTGGAAAATAAAAAAGTAAAAATATTTAACGATCATTTCGAAGAAACATTAACGGACCTTCCTCATCTTAAGTTTCTAGAATTTGAAGAAGAGGATTTAGATAGAAAATCTAATCAGATTGAAGTTAATGGTAGCGATGGCGTTTTACAAGGACCGATGAATTTCGGTCCTTTTAATTTGATACTGAGATTTTCATATAAAGGCATGAATTATAAAGAATATAGATTAGCAAAAGAAAAGTTACGTCAATTGATAAATAGGAGAGATCCTTATTTCGTATGGCATTCAGATATGCCAGGTAAAAAGTATGCAGTTATACCAGAGGGAGTGAGTAATGAAAACCTAACAAGTCAATTTGGACTTATTGAGGTGACTTACTCTGTCTACAAAGGATATGCAGAATCATTAAAAGACACTTCTGAGTTTAGTTGGACTGATGAAAGTTGGCAGTTTGAACAAGGTGTTATAGGAAGTGATGAAGTTAAATATAAACACAATATTCGTTACTTTAAAATATTTAACGGTTCTAAAGACACCATTAACCCTTTATTAAGACACAAATTAAATATTAATTGCACACTTACAGCACCTTATGGATTTGAAATCGTTAATCTAACCACAAATGATATATTTGAATATAAAAAACCTCTCAAAAAGCGTAATACGGTTTCGATTATAGGAGTGCATCCTTATATTAATAATAAAAGAGTTGGTAAAGACACAAATTATGATTTTATTACTTTAGCGCCGGGTTGGAATGAAATTTTAATTAGAGGTCATAATATATCCAATAGTCCTAAAACAGAATTTATATTTAATTACATTTATAGGTAGGTGAGAATATTGGAAAATCTAATATTTATGAATAGAGAAGGGACATTTTCGGAAATTGTTAATGACTTTGATTTTGGTTCCTTTAAATATGAATATGAACAAAATAATGAGCGATCCATATCTCTCACTGCTTATAAAACTAATGTTAACGCCGATATATTCGATAGTTTGATTAATGAAAATTATTTAATTTGGAAGGGTCAGAAATATGTTATTAAATCTACTGAACTTAAGTATGAAGAAGGTGTAATACTTAATGAAATTGAGGCTAAGCATATTTCTATGGAATTTCAAAATCATTATATACCTAAAGATTTAGATGATGAGTCATTGAATGATGAAGATGAGACTGAAACAAAAATTTCTATGAAAGTTAAAGAGTACCTTGATTTTGCATTCAAAAATAATAAACTTAATTTCGATTATAAGTTACATGGAAAATTTAATGAGAGTAAATATATTGAAGAGTTCGGAGATAACAATGGTTTAGAACATCTTATTGAAGGTGCTGAGCATTTTGGCTATATATTTTTTGCTGATAATAAAACTTTCCATATTTATACACCTGATAATTTTTATAAAAAATCAGATGAAATATTAGTTTATAAATATAACAATAGTTCGGTTTCGGCAAAAACAATCACAACTGAATTACGTACCTACATTCAAGGATACGGAAAGAAAAAGTCAAAATCCGAAACAAAAAACTATAAACCTATAAAGCCTAAAGACTTCTCGTATTCTGGAAATTTTAATAAAGAAGGTACTTGGTCTACTGAACATATAGGAGACTCCTTTTATAAGACATTTTATTGTAAGTGGGGAAATGAAAACTTAACTTGGAATCTTAAAAAAGGACCTAAAGGTGGAATAATCGAAGTGTTTATTGATGATAAGTCCAAAGGGACTTTTGATTGTTACAGCGCTCATGCTTCGACGCAAAAAGTGATATTAGCTAAAGGATTATCAAAAGGTAAACATTCTTTTAGAGGAGTTTTTAAATCGAAAAAATCCGGCATTGATTATAAGAAATCTAATCCAGTCATGTATGTTGGTACTAGTAAAAGTAGTGTTTTAAATCTAACTGCAGTTCTTAAAGGTAAAGATATTTATCATGTATATGCTGAGTATAAGTCTCCATATTATAAGCAATATGGTAAATCAGAAGCCCCTACAATATATGATGATAATATTACGAGCCAATCAGAGTTAAAGAAGAAATTAAAAGAAACACTTGATGATATTCCAACAATCGAAGTAGCAACGAATTATTTAGGATTAGAAAGTATTCATGAAAATAATACTATTCGATTTATACACAAACCTATCGGTTTTAATACCGATTTAAAAGTTGTCAAGCTTACTGAATATCACCCCCTTGTTTCGCAGCCTATTGAAGTGGAATTCAGTAATGCTCAGAAAGATATTATACAAATGCAATCACAGTTCAATCGTAGGTTAAGAAAGTTTAATAATCTTATGAAAAAAGGATTCAAAACTAGTGACTATTCTTTAAATGTATTACAGGAATATAACGAAACAGTAGGAAGTGTATTGATTGATGAGTAAAGAAGTATCTATAAGATATCTACAAGATAGAGATGGAGAAGAATATTTTCCAGTCACGCACGTAGAGGCAGTAATAGGTTCAGATGTTTACTTAGACAAAATAGAAAATTTGGAAAAAGAAAATGAAGAACTTAAAAAAAGAATATCTCATTTAGAGAAGGAATAAAAGGAGGTTCATAAAATGTTATTAACTTTAGACTTTCCTATTCAAATAGGGCACACATTTAGAACCAAGATGATAAATAATTTTAAAATAATACTTAATTATTATAATGAATTAGATCATCGGCATCGAGCACACGCAGAAACTAAGCATCATGCTCATCAAGCCATGCAAGTTGATTATAGAAATACAAACGTTTCTGCATTTTTAGATTATCTTAATGGTAATATTAATGGGCTTGTTTTAGGAGCAAATGGAGACGGTATAGCTGAAACAAAACAAGCCAGAGTATCAATAGATGGTACCGTACATCCCTTGTTGCAAGAAAGGCTTCTTCATGACTTCTTAGGAATTAACAGAAAATTAGATAAAGAAATACATTCAAATGGTGCAGTTGATTTTATTTGGAATCCTCCATATATACCAGGAAATAGATTAGGTGAAAATGGAACACCAAATAATTGGGAACCAGAAGCCCATATTGAAGCATTTTTAAATCCTTTAGTTGATAATCAATATGTTACAAAAGAAGTTGTCGGAGAAGATACATCAGGAAAATATAATGTGTACAAATTCACGTTTGAACCACAAAATTACAACAAAACTTTACTTATCACTTCATGTATACATGGTAATGAGACCACTGGATTTTTCGATATGTGTCATATACTCAACCTATTAGTCAATGAGTGGGAAAAGTATCCTCAATTAACTTACTTAAGAAAAAATGTACGTTTAATTTATGTTCCTATGGTTAACCCGTGGGGATTTGCAAATCAAAAAAGAGAGAATGTGAATAATGTAGATTTAAACAGAAATTTTGATTATAACTGGAAAGCAGGTAAAGGGACAGATCCAGATAAATCTAACTTCAAAGGCAAAAGTCCTTTTTCTGAAAAAGAATCACAAAATATGCGTAACTTAGTTCAACGTATAGATAATTTGACAGCTCACTTGGATTTGCATGATATCATTTCTGTAAATAATGATTACTGTTTATTTTATCCTCGATGGGCCAATCAAAAAAATAATAATATGACTCAACTCATTAACAATTTAAAAAGTAATGGTGATCTCGTTGTTTGGGGTTCCAGTACATTATCATCTTTTAGTAATTGGGTAGGTATTCGAAATAAAACAACGTCATATCTTTCAGAAATAAATGAAAAACGTGTCGGTGAAAAGAAAAGTTCCGAAGAAATGAGACGTTCAGTACGCTGGGTAGGTAATGTAATTTTTAGAATGGCACAATTTGAATCTTATCAAAATGGTCAAACATCTTTAGATCCTTTTATTAAAGTTATGGTCTATGATGATAGATTTAACAATAAAACATCTGAAGTCATTACCCTACGTGCAGAAAGAAATGAATGGCAACGTATAATGATGAGTCAGCAGCGTTTCAAAGTTTTAGCAAATGGATTTGTAGAGCTCTATGGATATGTGACTATAAACGTTGATAGAGATGTTACAGTGGGGATTAGTCCTAATATTGTTCAAAATTATCATCCATTCTTTGGGTTTAATAAAAGTAGAAAACGTAATCTATTTTCAATTGAACATAAACTAAACAAAGGAAATACGACTTTTCCTATATATGCTGCTGCTGGTGTTCAAATGTCAACGATTACTGAACCAGGTACTAAACGTACTGATACAGTAATGCCAGTATTAGATGTTAAGAAAAAAGGTTCTGGCATTGTAACAATAAAACAAATTAAATTATTTGCGAAGTTCACTCCTACGCATTCTGCTAATTCTATTCAGATATTAAAATCAGGAGAATACGGTAATCTTAAAGAAGATACATTCACACAAATTTACCCTAATACTATATACGATGATGATTTAAGAAACGTTATAAATGGGGAGGAAAAATAATGGAATTAAAAAAGATTGGTAAAATTGAAGTTAAAAACGAGCCTTACTTAAAACCGATATCTGATGAAGGTATCGGTTTTTATAATTTAGATGATAAAACTGCTGTTTTAAGGTTTTATGTGACTAAAAACAACGAACCTTTATTAATTAGTGAAGAAAACACTGAAATGTACATATATCTTGAATCCTCTAACGGTTCTAATCAAGTAGTAGAAAATGTACGTTTTATTGACCCTTTGAATGGTGTTATTGAAGTAACCATACCTATTGAATTCTTACAAGCTTCAACGAATACAACTGTTATAGGTCAAATATATATTTCGATTAATCATCTAAATCAAGTAGATAGCGATAAATCATCAACTGCAGTTTTAAACGAATTTGAATTCAAAGTGGGTAACGCAATAATAAATAAAATTAATGGTGCAACTAAAATTAAATATATACGTATGTTTGATGAATTAAAAAAACAAATTAATGCACGAGCTACTGAAATACAAGAACAATTAGATAATTTAGAAGATTACGTTGTTAAAGTGAAAAATGCAAGTGATGAAGGAATTACAAAAATTCAGATTGAAACAAAAAAAGGATTGGACATACTTAATCAACAACATAGTAAAAGTTTAAAAGACGTCGAGGAATCTCTTAGCGCAGCTAAAAATACAATTCAAAATCTTTATGAGGAATATGACAACGATATTGAAACAAAAGGGGGGCAATATCTTAAAGATTTAAGAATCGAAGTTAGAAATATTGAAAATATATTAAGTCAAGAGGGATACGTCACAATTGATGAACATCGTAAAATCTTTACTGAAATACAAGAAAAGTTACCTGAATCTTCAGATTGGATCGAATATGATTTAATTAATGGAGCTATAAAAAATAGGCATTATAAAGCTGAAGGACAAAATGGTTTTAATTGCGCTTATAAAACTATTCAACATCAAGATTACAAGGAAGTGATTTTAAGAATTAACGCTGACAATTTCAAAAGTGGGACTGCTATAGCGAAATTACCGAGTGAATTAATTACAAGTACGCAAACTGCGTTCCTAAGAACGGTGCCTGTTAAAGCTTGCGGTGCTCAATTAACAATTGAACCTAATGGAGATGTTAAAGTTTATATTTCTCAGAGCGATCAGTGGTCAGTAAGTCGTGAAGCTTATATTTACGGAGAAATTAGAATGATAGATAAAGGAGGTGAATAATGTGATGGATACTTATAAATCTATGACTGAACTTGTAAGGAATGAAAAAGATTGGATGATTGAGACGCAAGATAGAAATAGTAAATCACTTATAACTGCTATACACGGAGGTGGTATAGAGTGCGGTACTTCTGAATTAGCGTTATTGGTTGCAGAATTATCGAATGCAAACTACTTCACTTTTAAAGGTTTAAAACCGAAAAACAATAGGACTCTACACGTCACTTCAACAAATTATGATAACCCCAATTTACTATATTGGAATCAATTTATGAATGTAACGATAGCCATACATGGTTATTCAAGCAATCAAGCAAATAGTTATATTGGTGGATTGGATAAAAGACTTATATCACTTATTACTCACAATTTAAAAGTTTCAGGTTTTAATGTGGAAGCCGCTCCTGAAAGAATTGCTGGTAAAGAAATTAATAATATAACTAACAAAAACGCCTGTGGAATGGGTGTACAGATTGAAATATCAACTCAGCAAAGAAAAGAATTTTTTAGTCGAAACGATTTTAGTCAAAAGAATAGAGAAAATACACATAATTGGACAGAAGACATGTATTACTATGCTAATGCTATCTGCGCTGCAATTAATGATAGAAAGTGGGTAGAAACATGAAGAAAACACACCGTATGACTGAAATGGAATATATTAATGTTATTTCTTTATTATTTATTGGAACAATAGCTATGGCTCGAGGTTCTTTTTTTTATATTTGCTTCTGAAATTCAAGTCGATAAAAGCCCATTGTATAGTAGTATTAATGAAATAATCCCCTTAAGTATTTGGGGGATTCCATTCTTTATAGGAGGATTATGTTTAGCAATTGCAGCTATGTCTTTACCTTATAGAAATATTAACAAAGTTTATAGTATTACTCTTATTTTAGGAGGGATTATTTGTTCTGTGTTTTTCTTTGTAATTACGTTAGCTGGTATTAGTGATTCTTTAAATTGGATGTCACCTCTTATTTATTTTTTAACTACTTTAACGTGTGGTGGTTATGCTTACTTTGGAGTGTTGCATTATGCCAAACAATGAATTGCCCCAAAGTTATTATGAAGATAGGGACGCTATTCATAAAAGAATAAGAGAGGTTGATGAAAAACATACGAACAATTATAACAATTTAAGTTTGTTATTAGCAGAATTTAAACCTACACTTAATCAAATGGTCGAGGCAACTAAAGAGATGAGTGCTGAACAGAAAAAAACAAACCAACAAATTATAGAACAAGGCCAACGATTGTTTGTCGTCGAAAAAGATGCTCAAATGCTTAGGAAACATTTAAGTCAAGAAGAACAAGAAGCAAAAGAGAAAGGTAAAGAAAATAAAGAGTTTATTTTAAAAGCTACAGGTATATTTGTTGGTGGAGGTGGTGTGGCTTGGCTTATCCATCCATTGTTCGACTTTTTAAAAAATGTGATTAATTAAAGTGGTATTTAAAGAAAAAATCATAGTAAAGTATATATAACTTTAAAATCTTTCAATTTTGTAAGTTTAAGATGTCATTTTGTAAGAATAGATAAAAGTAACTTTCTTTAGAATCTTCTACAATTAAACTGTAATTAAATTGAAGGAGAGTTCATTAATGAGAGGTTTGAAAATTTTATTAATTCCTATAATAGTCATTATATTATTAGTAATGGGATTACTTTTCGGATTGAGAATTTACGGTGATCATCATCCAAATAATGAAAATGTAAAAGATTTGAATATGAAGAACCCTCTTGAGCCGACAAAAGAATATTATGTAAAAACTACTAAACCAGTAAAAGAAAAGCCTAAAGAAGATGCAGATCAAACTCATGTATACGAGACAACAGGTTATGATAAAAAAGGTAATAGTAAAAACATTAAATATGTAGGAATGAAAAGACTGAAACTCAATCACTATTTAAAAATTAAACAAAAATTAGATACAGTTAAAAGTTATGAAGAAGTTAAAAAAGACGATATTCCTAAAGAAGCACGTAAACATTTAAAATAATATATTAGAGTCTGGGACATAAATCCCAGGCTTTTTTATTTTACTATAAAGGAGATGTAACCTTTGAAAATTAATTGGATTACACGTTTAACAAACGGAACAACACTCACAGCTTTAGTTGGTTCTATATTATTATTTGCTAAACAAGTAACCGAAGCATTTGGTATAGATATATCAAGTCAACTTGAAACAATCAGTAGTATTCTGGGGAGTATTATTACAATACTTGTAGCTTTAGGTGTTGTTACAAACCCTAACACTAAAGGATTTGCTGATGCTGGTATTGACCTAGAACTAAATAAACCGCGCAATCAAGAAACGCATCCTGTACACTTTAAAAGTGAGTCAGGTGCAGTGAAACCTGAAGTTTTCGACACTAACGAACCGTTTACTGATGATTCTGATGAAGAGGAATTCGAGTTTAACAATGGTGGAGGAGGAGCCCCAGATGAAAACACAATCTCAAATCAATAAACGTTTAAGAGATTATAAAAACGGTGTAGTAGATAGTCCATACAGAGTTAAACGTTAGACGAGTTATGACGCTTCCTTTGGTGCTATGGAACCAGGATGCATTGATAAAGATCGTGCTTATCACGCACAGTGTATGGATTTGGCGATAGATTATGTAATGTGGTTAACTGATAATCAAACAGAAATGTGGGGCGATGCTAAAAGCTCTTTAATGAATAAATTTCCTAAAGAGTGGAAGATTGTAGAAAATAAACCGTCAACGGTACCCAAAAAAGGTTGGATAGCTGTATATACATCTGGAATTTATTCGCGTTATGGTCATATAGGTATAGTGTATGAAGGTGGTAATACGAACTCCTTCCAAATACTTGAACAAAATTGGAATGGCTGGGCTAATAAAAAGCCTAGCTTACGATGGGATAACTATTATGGTTTAACACACTTTATTGTTCCGCCTGTAGCGAAAGAAATAGAAGCACCTAAAAATAATGCAAAATCAGCTCCTAAACAGTCAGTTAAGGAAAATAGTAGCATCAAAGTTAACACTAATCATATAAAAGGTTGGACTATGACTAAAAGAGGTCGTAAACCTAAAGCTGTAGTTATTCATAACGATGCTGGTACAATGAATTCAAAGCAATACTATAGCAATCTAGTAAACGCTGATTACAGTAGATTAGCAAGAGGTATAGCTCACGTATATGCTGATAGAAACGGTATTTGGGAAGCTATATCAGAAGATAGAATTGCTTGGCATGTTTCTGATGGCGTTCAACCGGGTTCAGGTAATTTTGAAACTTATGGAATTGAAGTTAATCAATCATTGTACGTAAGCGATAAAGATTTCCTTAAAAATGAACAAACAGCTCTTAAATTCGCAGCGCATAAACTTAAAAAGTGGGGGTTACCAGCTAACAGAAATACTGTT